CTGAAGCTGTGCAGCAGGAAGAAACTGCCGCTGCTGATGCCGCTGAAATGAATGCCGGGATGCAGACCGTTGAACCCAATTCGGGTGAAGCAACGGAAGCCCCTGCCCCCAAGCCTGTGACCCGTACCCGCAAAAGGAGGGGTGAATAATGAGCAAGTATACCGCGCTTTTGAACGTGCTGAAGGCTAACGGCCTTTTCAAAGCTATTCACCGTGGAAACCGCAATCTGACCCCGCCCAAGGGCATGACCCCTGAAGATGTGGAAGCGCGTCAGCGCAAGGCATTTGAATCCTATTTGGGAATGAAGATGCTTTCTGACCCGCTGCTGAAGCGCCTGATGAACAATGCGGCGCAGGAACTTCTTTTCAACGCCCTGTGGAATGATTTCAAGGGCTATGAACCCAAGTCGGAAGCCCCCAAGGAACAGCCCTGCAACCCCAAGCAGAACCCGTTTGGTGATCTGACCCCGGAACAGGCGCTTTTGATGGGCATTCTGGGCGGTGTGCTTCATTCCGTTTTCACCGAATCCCCGGAAACCCCGGATGAATAATCAAGCTGAACATTTTCCCCCTGAAAAGTTCAACTTGATCTGAAAAACCCCTGAAAAACACCCCATTTCAAAAACAAGATGTGCGAAAGGAAGTATTTTGTTATGAGCAACAACATTTGGGATGAATTTGATAAGGCCATTGACACTTCTGCCCTTGCCGATGATGTGAAGAATTCCGCTTCCGGCGAATACAAGACCGTTCCCCACGGTGAATATGAAGTTTCCATTGAGAAGATGGAACTGGTTGCCACGAAGGAAACCAAGAAGCCCATGCTTTCTATCTGGTTCAAGGTACTGTCTGAAGGTGCATACAAGGGCAGCTTCATCTTCTACAATCAGGTTGTGGAACAGGCGTTTCAGGTTCACATTGCCAATGAGTTCCTGCGTTCGCTGGATTCTGGGCTTGACGTGGAGTTCAAGACCTACAAGCAGTATGGCAACCTGATTATGGATATTCACGAAGCGATTTCCGGCAAGCTGGAATATGCCCTGAAGTTCAGCGAAGGCAAGAAGGGCTTCAGCAAGTACGAAATCACCGAGGTTTTCGAGGTCGAAGGCTAATTGAATACGCGCCCCGGCAGGACTTCACATCCTGCCGGGTGTGCTTTGGAAAGGGTGGTGAAGATAGTGCTGTTTTACGACTTTGAAGTATTCAAATATGATTGGCTGGTTGTGGTTATGGATATGACAGCCAAGAAAGAACACGTTATTGTGAACGATGCCCAAGCGCTGGAAGCGCTGTATCAGCAGAACGTGAAGGATATTTGGGTTGGCTTCAATAGCCGTCATTATGACCAATACATTTTCAAGGGGATTCTGTGCGGGTTTGACCCCAAGCGAATCAATGATTTCATCATCCTGAAGGGTAATCCGGGATGGAAATTCAGTTCAATGCTGCGCCAAATTCCTTTGAACAACTATGACGTGATGCAGAACACGGACAGGGGTTTGAAATCCTTTGAAGGCTTCATGGGCAATGATATTCGGGAATCTTCCGTTCCCTTTGACATTGAACGAAAGCTGACCCCTGAAGAAATCGAAGAAACGGTGAAATACTGCCGTCACGATGTTCAGCAGACCATTGAAGTGTTCCTGAAGCGCAAAGGTGATTTTGAAGCCCATCTTGGCCTTGTGAAGCTGGCCTGTCAAGGCGGGGCGCTTGACCTTTCCCTGCTTGGAAAGACCAAAGCGCAGTTGTCAGCGGTGATCTTGGGGGCAACACAGAAACCCCATGATGACGAATTTGACATTGATTTCCCGTCTACCATGCGCATTGAAAAATATACCCAAGTGGTGGATTGGTACAAGAATCCCGCCAATCGGCGCTATACCGATGAACACGGGAACAAAGTGCAGCTTGAAACCATGATTGCGGGTGTACCCCATCAGTTCGGTTGGGGCGGTGTTCATGGAGCGCTGGAAAAGTATTCGGGTGAAGGGTATTACCTGAACATGGACGTTGCTTCCCTGTACCCGTCTTTGATGATTCGGTACAACCTTCACAGCCGGAACATTCCCAACCCAGCCAAGTTCACCGAGATTTACCACACCCGCCTGAAATATAAGGCAGAGAAGAACCCCCTGCAAGCCCCCTTGAAGCTGGTGCTGAATTCCACCTATGGTGTCATGAAGGACGCGCAGAACGCATTATATGACCCCCTGCAAGCAAACCGTGTTTGTGTGTACGGTCAATTACTGCTGGTTGACCTGATGGAACGGCTTGAACCCCATTGCAAAATCATTCAATCCAACACAGACGGCGTTCTTGTGAAACTGCCGGATGGTTCGGATGAAACCTTCTTTCTGATTGATGATATTTGCCATGAATGGGAGCAGCGGACGGGTTTGACGCTGGAATTTGACGAATACAGGAAAGTGTTCCAGAAGGATGTGAACAATTACATCATCGTGGATGCTTCCGGGAAGTGGAAATGCAAGGGTGCTTATGTGAAGAAGCTGTCTCCCCTTGATTATGACCTTCCCATCCTGAACAAAGCCTTGGTGGATTACATGGTGAAGGGTGTTCCCGTGGAAGAAACCATTCTGGGCTGCAATGATCTGAAGGAATTCCAGCTTGTGACCAAGATTTCCGGCAAATATAGCGAGATTCGCCACGGGGCAAGGTATCACAAGGAAAAGGGGCTTGACGGTCAGATAACGCTTATATGGGACGCACAGGGCAAGAAAATCAAGGAAAAGTGTATTCGGGTTTTCGCGTCCACCAATCCGGGTGACGGGGGCGTAACCAAGATAAGCGTGAGAACCGGGAAGCCGGAAAAGATACCGAACAGCCCGGAACATTGCTTCATTTGGAATGATGCTGTGAACGGTGTACCCGTTCCCCCGAATCTGGATAAGCAATGGTATATTGCCTTTGCGCGGAAACGATTGAAAGATTTCGGAGTGATCTAACATGGGTGCAAAAAAAAACCTTGTGGCAACACAGGCGCAGGAAAGGGGGTTGAACCGTGTTCTTCCGTGGGTATGTAGCAACCAGAAACAAGCGCTGTATTGAAAAATACAAAGACAGGACTGACCTGAAAACCTATGAGGAAATCAAGAACCTTCCCGAATTCGCGGGTGTGCTTGCTTCCAATGCCATTCTGGTTGATCTGGATGACGCTGAACAAGCTGAAACCCTGATGAACATTGTGGAAGCCCTTCAGTTGAATTGCCGGGTGTATCAAACCACAAGGGGAAAGCATTTCCTGTTCAAGAACACCCGAATTGAAAAGTGTTCAACCCATTCCACCCTTGCCTGTGGCCTGACTGCTGACATAAAATCCGGCTTTTCCAATTCCTATGAAATCCTGAAGGTGGACGGTGAAGAACGGTTCATTGAATGGGACATTGAAGAAGGACAGGAATATCAGGAAATCCCCAAATGGCTGTTCCCGGTCAAAACTTCAGCCGAATTTTTGAGCATGGAAGCCGGGGAAGGACGCAATCAAGCGCTTTTCAATTACATTTTGACCCTTCAGGCCAATGATTTCAGCGTGGAAGAAACCCGTGAATGTATCAGAATCATCAACCGCTTTATCCTGAAAGACCCCCTTTCAGATGATGAACTTGAAGTGATTCTGCGGGATGATGCCTTCAAAAAGCCTATCTTCTTCAGGGGTTCAACCTTCCTGTTTGATAAGTTTGCCGTGTACCTGAAGAACAATTCCCACATTTTGCGAATCAATAACCAGCTTCACCTTTATGAAGATGGGATTTACAAAAGCGGGTATGCTGCGCTTGAAAGCGCCATGATTGAACTGATTCCTGATCTGAAAAAGGCACAGCGAACAGAAGTATTGGCCTATCTGGAAATTCTGGTTCGGGAGAACACCGAACCCGCGCCGGCGCATTTGCTGGCCTTCAGAAACGGCCTTTTGAATGTTCTGGATGATACCTTCATCCCCTTTGCCCCTGAACACGTTATCACCAACCGCATTGAATGGGATTACAACCCCAACGCTTATGATGATCTGACGGACAAGACCTTGAACAAGATCGCTTGCAATGACCGGGCAATTCGCGCCCTGCTGGAAGAATCAGCGGGATATTGCCTGTTCCGGCGCAATGAACTTGGCAAAGCCTTCATCCTGACGGGAAGCGGTTCAAATGGTAAATCAACCTTTTTGAACATGGTGAAATTCATGCTTGGGCGTGAAAACGTGTCCAGCCTTGATCTGAAGAAGCTGTCTGACCGCTTTTCAACGGTGATGCTGTTCGGTAAGCTGGCCAACATCGGTGACGATATTTCTGATGAATTTGTGGTGGACACCAGCATTTTCAAGAAGATTGTAACGGGTGAAACCATTGATGCTGAACAGAAGGGACAACCCAAGTTTGAATTTGAACCGTTTGTGAAGCTGTTCTTCAGCGCGAACAACATTCCCCGCATGGGTAAAGGCCGTGATTGGGACGCAATCAAGCGCCGTCTAATCATCATTCCCTTTGGGGCAAAGTTCAGCCCCCAAGACCCGGATTATGTGCCGTTCATCGGTGATAAGCTGCGCACACAGGAAGCGGTGGAATACCTGATTCGTGTGGGCGTTGAGGGCTTGAAAAGGGTGCTGGATTCCCGGCAGTTTACCCCGTCCGACAAGGTACAGAAAGAATTGGATGAATACGAAGAATCCAATAATCCCGTTCTTGCCTTTGTTCGGGAATGCGAGGAAGAAGGCTATTACATCGAAAATCAGCCAACGGCTGAAGTATATGAACGCTATGCTGAATTCTGCATTGCCAATAACCTGAAGCCCATGTCCAAGATTGAGTTTTCCAAGGCTATCAATAAGCTGCTGGATTTTGAAACGGCAATCAAGCGCGTGGGTTCAAAAACGGTGCGCGTGTTCAGCAAGAAAGGATGATTCTATGATCTACGGTGACAAGGATATTCGGGAAAAGGTATTTGCTGCGGGTGTTGTGGAAAACGCCCATGCAAAGCAAATCAACCCCGCTTCCCTGAATATCAGGCTGGGCAGCACCTTCCTGAAGCCCAAGCCCTGTCAGATGGTTCAGCTTGGATGGGAAATGGAATATGACCGGGTGGAAGTAACCCCCGGTCAAGTTTACACCATCAAGCCCGGTGAATTCGTGTTGGCAACCACGATGGAGAAAATCACCATGCCGCCCAATCTGGCCGCTTTCGTTCAGGGGCGTTCTTCCATTGGTCGAATCGGCCTGACGGTGCAGAACGCCGGATTCATTGACCCCGGTTTTTCGGGTCACATCACCCTTGAACTGGTGAATGAATCCACGGCTGAACTGCTGCTTGTTCCCGGTTATCCTGTGGGACAGCTTGTTTTCTTTGAAACCACCCCGGTTGAATCGCCCTATCACGGCAAGTACAACGGACAGGTGGAAGCCACGGGAAGCAGGATGTTCCTTGATGGACTGAACAACCGCTGTGTGTGCTGCGGTGAACTGATTCCTGAAGGGCGGCAAGTTTGCCCTTCCTGCGACAAATGAAAGGCGGTGAAGCCGAATGAACGGAAATAACAATTCCGTGAACCATCCCACCCATTACAATATGGGCAAGATTGAAGTGATTGATGCAATCGAAGATTGGAACTTGAACTTCAATTTGGGTAATGTCGTGAAATACGTTGCCCGTGCTGACCACAAGGGCAACCCCAATGAAGATTTGTTCAAGGCGCTGTGGTACATCCGGCGCGAACTGAACAGAAGGGGCGTGAAAGTATGATTCGTATTGAAAACGTTGATACCTATGGTTGGGAAGCTGCAATTCGTGGTATGCGTAACCCGAAAAACAGTTGGGGGAAATCTGACAGTTACTTCACAGACCACGGTACAAGTGTCGGTGAAGAAGATCTGAAGTTGATGAAAACGCTGGGCGGTGCGGGAGCTGTTCACGGTAAATTCATGCGCATGATTACCGTTACCCTTGATATAACCGCCCCGTTGTATTGGTGGAAGGAATTTGATACTTATAAGGTTGGTACGGTTGCAAATTCCTGTTCTACCATGCACAAGATTCACAGCAAAGAAATCACCATAAATGACTTCAGTTTTGATGATTGTTTTTGTCCTGTGGACGAAGAAGAAGAAGTATTTGCACGGGAAATGTTCATGCAGCATGTGAAGGATTGCGAAACGATGCGCAAGTATTATCTGACATATACTGAAAGAGCGAAAAACGAACATTTCACAGAAAAAGAACGCAATCACTTCAAACGGGTGGCGGGGCGTTTCTGGCGGCGATTGATTCAGATGCTTCCTACTTCCTACAATCAGCGCAGAACCATTCAACTGAATTATGAAGTGCTGCGCGGAATGTATGCGTATAGGCAGAATCACAAGCTGGATGAATGGCGCGCGTTCTGCAAGTGGATTGAATCCTTGCCCTATGCTGGTGATCTGCTTGTGGGTGAAGCGAAATGAACGCAAATAAACCCCATGTGTACGCCAAGCACATAGAAAAGAAAAACCTTCACGGTTATATGGTCAACCACACCGTTCCCTTTCTGAAGCTGTTTGACGCTGAAGAATACTGTATGCAGCAGAATGTTCCCCCGGATAAAGACCACCTGACCTTTGACCCCAAGAACGCCCGGCTTTGTGCAATCGGCCTGATTCCTGAATTGGAACGGCTGCGTGATCTGCTGGAAGTTCAGCTTGCAGAAGTTCAGGAAAAAACAAGGGTCTATGCGGCAAAGCGGGACAAGTTCAAAGCGCTGCATTCCGTTATGGGGAATGTGGAAGCGGAAACGACACAAGAAGAAATACAAAGATTGATTGGGCAATCGGACGCATTGACCGGGAATCTTCTGAAGCTGCGAAATCGGTTATATGAACTGTTTTTGCTGTCCCGGCTAACGGATTCTGAACAGCCCAAATGAAAGGCGGTTTGATTATGGGTATCAATATCTGGTGGGCATTGTTTTTCATGTTTCTGGGCGGTGCAATCGTGGATATGTACAACTGGCGAGCATGGAAGCTGTATCAGCGCGGAAAAAGTGAACGGTTCGGGTGCAATGAAGGGATGCGCAGATGATTTATCTTCTGGGCTTCATCGTGTATCTGTTCCTTGTGTGGTTCACAATCAGGTTCGTTTCCGTGACCGCTGACCCATGTGAAGGGTGTCCCGTCCGTTCCACCTGTACCCCCGAACATTATTCCAAATGCAGGGGGGTGTCCCTATGAGCAGGAAAATCAGCAAATACAACCCTGAAGGCTATCATGACCCGACAACCTATGAAGCCATGACCAATGTGACGCAGGAAGAACTTGCCCTTGAAAACAAGGTCAATTTCCTGATTAAAGTGCTGAAGTTCATCATTCGTGAAAGCGGCTTTGAACTTCTGAACCGCATTGAAATTAAGGATTCAAAAACGGGCAGATGCTTCAGATAAACCGTGAAGGGGTGTGCATTCGTGTACACCCCTTCATCAATCAAAAAAAAAAAAAGGAAGGTGCTTCAAATGCTGAACAACTATGACCCCAATATCTGGGATGCCGTTCACGTTGTCCGTGTAACCTTGACCATGTTCAACTATGTTGGACACGTTGCCTTTGAAATCGGTGGAAATTGCCGGGGAAAAGACATTCTTGAATCAGGTCTTGATTTTCTTGAAGATCCCGGTGTTATGAATGAAAATGATTGTCAGTTCACCTTTCATGAGGATGAAGAAGAATGGACTGCCGTTCTGAAGAATCCTGACGGGGATGAATTGACGATTGAAGAAAGCGATTTCCGCGAAATTGAACGCATGATTACCGCTATTGAAATCGTTGAACATAATCCCCGATGATGAAGGAAGGTGAAACCATGATTCCTGACAAAGACCGTGTGCCGCTGTCTGGGCGTGAATACTATGCGTTGCGTGAACTGTTCGGCATGGTCAGTTCCTTCAATAAGTGCGCTGGTGATCTGGAAAAGCGCGTGAAAACTGTTCCGGGGGCTTGGCGTGATTACCGCCTTCTGATGGTGCTTTCTGAAAAGCTGATGCAGAAGGTTCTTGACACCATCCCGAAAAAAAAGTTATTGCAGATTCGGCGTGATCTTTCCCACACCACCTGTGAAATCAAGGTGGGTATGGATGTTTCCGGCAGACGGGCAGAAGGCTTCTGTTATGTGCCGGATGATGCTTTGGTGAACACCGTTGAACGGGTGATAAATTGGGAATGCCTTTTCTGTGAAAAGCGCGGCAGCAGCGTGAAGCAATGCCCCATCCGCAAAGACCTTGAAGCCCTGTACCCTTGGGACTTCCCTTTGAAGGGTGAAACTTGTCCCCTTGCCCAAATGAGCCTTGAAAGGACAGAAGATGAATGATTACCCCGCTTCTGTGCGCAATCGCCCTTTATATAGCCCTGTATGTGGGCAGAAATCATCAAGCCCCGTGGGAATTGGTGTCTGTCTATTGGGCTTTGGTTGCTTTGAACTATGTGATAAAGAAAAGAGGTAAGAAACATGAATGAAGCCCAGCGTTTGCACTATTTCAATGAATTCATGAAGCCCTGTTCCCTGACCATTCCCTTTGTGGATTGGCTGATTTCCACGGGTTTCTTTACTGCCCCCGCTTCCACCAAGTATCATGGAGCGTATGAAGGCGGGTTGTTTGACCATTCCAAGGCGGTTGCTGAATCCTTGCTGAAGCTGACCGATGGCCTGAAGCTGGAATGGAAGCGCCCTGAATCCCCGCTGATTGTGGGCATGTTCCATGATCTGTGCAAGATCGACATTTACAAAGAAGTGGTGGACAACGAAGGGGTTATTCTGTTCGGTATGGATGAACCCAAAGACCGCCAAGTTCATTATGAACACGTTGAACCGCTGCTGAAGGGTCATGGTGAAAAGTCCGTGATGCTGCTTTCCCAATTCATGACCCTGACCCCTGAAGAACTGTTCTGCATTCGCTATCACATGGGCGCTTATGTGCCGGGTGATGTGGATGCCTTTGGAAAGGCCGTTGAAAAGTTCCCCAATGTGCTGTATACCCATACCGCTGACATGATGGCCGCAAGAATCAAGGGGGTGTGATTATGTGCCGTGAAGATCATGAACGGGAACATGATGCCGAAATTCGGGAAATGCGTGACCACCTTGACTGTGTTGAACTGCGTTGCCGGGAACTGGAAGATGAAAAGCGCAAACTTCAGCACAATTTGAACTGTGCTGAATCTGAATTGAACCGCCTGAAGCGCGGCATTGTGCGCTTGGTGGCTTCTTATGGGGGTGAAGTTTGATGTATCCTGTGAAAACTGCTGATACCAATGCTGTGTTCGTGCTGGAAGGCTGTGGTGATCTTCCGGCCACGAAATGCCATGATGTGAACGGCGTTCCCCACATTCAGACGTGTTGGGAGCTGACCCCGGAAGAACGGGAAACCATTGCAAAAACCGGGCGGCTGTATGTGCTGGTGATGGGAACGGGTGTCCCGCCCCTTTCTCTTTCTGCTGAATCTATGCTGGAAAAGGAAGGTGAATCCTGATGCCCCATGTTCTTCTGATTCAGGATAAGCCTGAAACCATTTGGGACAATGAACAGTTTGCCCGGATGCTGGATGAAAAACTTGGTTCTGATGCGGCTGACTTCTTCCGTGATGCGCTGCATGATGCCAACGTGAACCCGGATTTTCAGATTTGTTCTGGTGAATGTGATAAAGTCTATGAAACACAGGAGCATTGGCAGCGCATTGTTGAAGATGCCTGTGATGAAATGGGTTCATGGGCAATTCGCAAGTTGACCAAGGAAGAATTGATTAACAGGCGGGATGAACTGGTTGAACAGTTACGGGGCGAACTGTGAAGGATAACCGCCT